TAACGAAATCGTGGGCGACAAGATTTATACAACAATCAAAGAGAAAGACGCTAGAAAACAAGCACTTTCTGAATATTTCACGTAAGGGGGACTCATGGATTTATTGATTGAAAAAGACGGTCAAGCTCGGAGATTGTCCGAGCTGGGCTTATATAATATCACGGTCGATGATTCTTCCCCGGCCATGGATATTTCGACACGAACGGTAAAAGGTCGCAATGGTCGAATTTTTGACGGCTTGACCTATACCGAAAAAACAATAGAAGTAAAAGCAAGGCTTACCGTCCCAACGATGGAAGCCTTTTTTGATAAAAAAGACGAATTAAACCGGTACGTCTTAGGGGATGATGGTTTTTATATTACCAAAATGCACCCCGAGCGTGATGATTTATACGAATTCGAGTTAGCCGGGCAAACAACGGGAGAATTAAACCTCGGAACGATACCTCATAGAGCATGGAAATATCGCTATAAGGTCGTCAATAATGGTTCGGTTGAATATGAATTCATCGGAAAATCTTCTGCCGGATTGAAGTATAACGTTTCTTTTAATTTTGTGACCGCGGAATTGCCGTATGGCGAAACAGTTCCGAAGGATATCACGCTTTCAACAAATACGTTTGATTATGCGGGGACGGCTACACTTAGTCAGTTAGAAGTACCGTTTATTGTTGAATTAACCGCAAACGCTCAACAAACGAATTTCTTTCTTGAGATTGACGGGCGACGGTTTACATATAATCACGTCCAAACGCCTATCCAATCGGGAAACAAGTTAAAACTAAAAGGGATAGAAACACAATTATTTATTGATTCTATTGGTGATAATGTCAATAATCGGACGAATTTCGAGTATTTCGTGATTAAACCAAAAGCGAATAAGAATATCCCGTGGGCTACGAATTTTAAAGGCACAATCAAAATACTCGGATTTAAAGAATTATACAAATAGGAAGGAGGGAAACATTGCTTACATTTTATAATGAACACGGCGAAGGTTTTGGAGCGCAAGTTGAATTCACGGTAAAAAATGCCGTAAACGGTGAGCGTTCTGTTTCGGGAACTATTATTTCAAATGATAATGTTTTATCAAAAATTGACCGTGGATGGAAATTTGAGCTTAACGGCGAATTTTATAGCATTGTTTACGCCAAGCCTCGGGACGAGGGGCGCAATCTTTCCGTTTCCTTCGACGCCGTTCACCAATTCTTTTATGACTTCGAGCATTCAAATTGTTATACCGAATTCAACGGATCACATCGTTTTGAAGTGTATATTGAGGCTATCTTTAAAAATAGCGGTTATCGATACCAGATTGAGCCAAGCGTACGAGTGAATTCTATTCGTAAAGAGAATTTCGGAAACGCCAAACGCTTAGAAATGTTTAAAGATATTATAAAAGCTGCTGGACTCGAGTTTTCAGTTTCCGGAAAAGTCGTCTTGATTACTAAAAAAATCGGTACGGATCTTTCGACGGTCGTCCGTAAAAATTTCAATATGAATGAATTAGTGATTGAAAAGAATATCAACAAATTCATTACATATAAACGCGGACTCGGTGCGTGGAAGGATGAAGAAGACCATAGCAAAGGTCGATATACGTCGGAATATGAAAGTCCACTCGCTAGCATTTATGGACGTATTGAAGGCGAACCGGTAAGGGATGAACGCTATAAAGATACCGGCAAGTTGTTAGAACGCTTAAAATTTGAAGTGGATAACTCATACTCGATATCAGTCCAGCTTGATATGGAAGATTTAACCCGAGCCGGCTATCAATATACGCAACCACGGGCCGGTGATTATATCATGGCTATTAACGAAACGATTGGATTCCGTGAAAGAATACGGATTGTTTCGTTTGAAAGTTCTTATGACGTCACGGGGCGCTTGATTAATCATAAAGTCACTTGTAACGATATCGGAAGCGTTCAAAAACAAATAAGCTCTGAAAGCTCAATCATTCGCAGCGTGGGACAAAGTAAGGAATATGCAGAAAGCGCTCTGGCAGTCGCTACAAAGGCGCTTGCTAGTGCGGACGGTAAGAATACGGTCTATTATGGTGCAACTAAACCGAAAGACGAGCCAATCGGAACATTAAACCGAGGGGATATTTTTTATTTAACCGCTGGCGAAAATACAGAAATGTATATCTGGAACGGTTCGGAGTGGGAGCTTAAAAAGTTAAAACTTGATACAGCGGATCTTGAAAAAGAATTCGATAAAGTCAAGAAAGCAACAGAACAAGCAAACGAAGAAAACAAACGCAGAAGTGAAGAAGCCCTAAAAAAAGCCGGCACAAGTGAAGATTTAGCAAAAGAAGCTAAAAAAATCGCAGACGAGAACGTTAAAAATTTAAACACGTTCAAGTCAACGGCAGAACGGGCACAAACGGCTCTATCGGGTGATTTGAACGCTCTGAAACGAACAGTCACCAGTGAAGTCAATCAATCTTCAGAACATCGCAGAACGACCACAGAGACTCTTAGTCGAATGACTGGACAAATGAATGGATTTGCGACGAAATCAGAGGTCAGACAAGACGTGGCTGGTCTGACTGAAACATTTGCCAAGCTAAAAACTGATACGAACAATTTGATTTCTGGAGTTAAAAGCGAAATCACTTTAGCGAAAACAGAATTCAAGACAACAGCCGATGGATTATCCGCTAAAATGTCAGCAGTCGAGAGCTATATTGGTCAAGACGGTCAACGTCAAGAAGAATTGAAGCAATACGCTAGAGAGGAAACAGCCAAGCAAACGAGCGTTATTCGTGAAACTTTATCACAAGATTATGTTTCAAAAAGCACCTTTACTGAAAATGTCGAGGGTACGAACCAACGCTTTGAAGCACTCACAAGAGAAAACGAAACCAAGTTCGCGGAATACAAGCAAGGCATAGACGGACGTATTGCAGACATCACAAGCCAAGTTGCTGGTAAAGTCAATGAAGTGGACTTCCAACGTGTTAGAGAAACGAGTCAATTGTACGAGCGTATTTTAGGTAGTGAAGACTCTAATATCGCTACGAATATAGCAAGAATGGCTTTAACGTCAGACTTGTTCAATGTTGAAGTAGGTAAGAAATTTAGCAATCTTACCAATTTGTTTTATGCGCCGACTAAAATTCCAAAATACATTTCATCAGTTGATACAGATAAACACTTGGAACGTGTTAGTTTTGGAGACCATGACGGAATACGAATTAACTACACTGACTCTATGTCGGGTTGGTTAGGGGTTCTGTTTCCACTTACTAAAAAGTTTGTGAAACAAGGCGAAAGCCTTGGCTATCGTATTGAAATTGTAGTTGACAAGATACCTAAAGATGGCAAGGTTCTAATTCAATTACTAGATAATACAACTAATCTAGGAATGTTTTATAACTCTCAAATTTTGCTTAATAAAACCGGCAATCAAGTATTTACTGGCTACTTAGATATTCCCTATACTGGCGAACTGAACGAATACTCTATCAGGTTTACTCTTACAAGCCCCGGCAATATCGTTATCCATAAACCTATGATTATAGATCAGCGATTGATACCGGATAAATTCGTTGATAGCACAGACTATAACAACGAATACACAAGAACTACAATGTCAATCTTAAAAGATAGTTTTGCAGTAAGAACGCTTAATAGTAACGGTGACGTTCTAAGCGCCTTAAATTTAGCAACGGGCGGGGCTAGTTTGGAAGTTGGTAAGAATAAGCTAGTAGTCACACCTGAAACAACGTATATTGCAGACGGTACGATAAAGAAAGCTATGATTGCAGACGCTCAAATTGGCACGGCGCAGATTGGAGAAATTGACGCAAGTCAAGCTAGAATTATCAATATTTCCGCAAAAAACATTGTCGCAGACGGTTTAACAGGAAACATTATCAAAGGCGGGGTGTTATCTGCATTGAATGGTAACTCAACCTTTGACTTGAACAATGGACGCATTCAAATGCAAAGTAGTCCTACAAGCTGGAAAACATCTTGGGATAAGAACGGAATAGCTTTTAAAGGCCCTAATAATGAGATTTGGGGTGCAATGGGTGGTGACTCTGGTGGTGGTGTCGGTATCTATATGCGTGGAGGTCATGCATTCAATTTAGTTGTCAACCACACCGATAAAGGTAAGTCAAATGCTTACACCCCGCTTCGTGCACAATATGGAGATGGTACATACGTGCAATTTTCACCCGGCGGGCCGAGTTACAACCTATTAACTTTATTTAAAACTATCTTCGATAATTTTAAATACAATGATAGAGTCTTTTATGATATGAGATAAAACGAGGTAAATAATGAACACACAAGATAAAATTATTAACGACTTAGCAATTCAACTTGCTAACAAGACGATTGAATGTTCTAATTACAAGGCGCTTTATGAAGAAGCGCTTGCTGAGTTGCAACAAGTTAAAAATGAGCGTGATGAGGCGCTTGCTGACTTGAAAAATATCAAGTTAGGTTTTGAGGGAATGAATAAGATTTTACAATCTGATGAACGCCTTAAAAATCTCTATGAAGAAGTAAA